GTTCGTCTGCACTTTTTAGAATATTTTTACATTCACGGAAGAAGTTTTTGAGCCTCATATCTTGAAGCCCATCACTTGCTGCTGCTTTATGTGTTTTACCTGCACGTTGCATTATCATTCCCATTCAAGTTTTGTTAGAAGAGCACTGAATGTGCCAGCCGTCACTTGTTTACCCACCAGATTTTTTGCAAACCATTTACCACCAACGTTCCACCAAATCCAACCTTTGATCTTGAGTTCTGCTTGAATATCCATCTCAGAAATCCCACTTGATTGTCATACCAACAGTTGCTTCTGCATTCCGCTTTGCAGCTTCAAAGCTAACAAAAGGTCCTGCAGATGTGAAATCATCATCCAATCGGCCTTCAGGAGTATAAATCATAAACTTACCATCATACATCCGATAGATCTCAACAGGTTTGATCGAGTTGGTTGCTTTGTAGATGTGTGAGTGAGTTTCAGATTGATTGAAGGTCATCATGGTGTGGTTCCTTTCACTTCCTATAGTTATAATATAATCATTTCTTCTTAAATGTAAACCCCCTACGTGCATTTTTTTCAAAAAAAGTTTTATGGAATTTCAATCACTTGTAACTTTTTTGCATTATTTACATCTATGGTGTGATGTGATATAATTATATAAATAGTAGAAAGGAACAGAGGATACGTCATGCCATCTCTTAACCCCAATGCATCGGTAGATCTATCACCTACCAGTAATAATAGTTCATTGACCACAACCAACTTCTTGCAGCCTACTGGTTTCAAGATGGTGATCAATCGTAAGAATTTTCCTAACTTACAATTCTTTTGTAATGGATTTACACACCCTGATGTTGGCGTGAATGCTGCTGATGTTGCATATAAGCGTATTAGTTCCATTCCGTTTGCTGGTGATAAATTTACCTTTGGTGAACTTTCGGTCCAGGTTCTTCTTGACGAAGAGATGAATTCATATGAAGAAATGTATAACTGGATGGAAAGAGTTGTAGAAACAAATGAAACCAGACCAATGGGTAAACCTGGTGAACCTATTGACTATGGTACACTACCACCAACTTATGCAGACGTAACATTATCCATCCTAAATAGTTCAAACAACCTTTCAAGAGAAATACGATATATTGATTGTATGCCTACATCCTTAGGTAGTATTAACTTTGAAACCGTTGCAGGTGACCAGTTCTTAACTTACACAGTAAGCTTTAGATACTCTTATTTTGAATTCCGTTAATTTATGAAGGTTTATTATGATCGACTTGAACACTATCTTGGATATGTGGGCAGAAGACTGCCAAATTAATAATCTGAAGTTGGATGAAACTTCAAAAAATACACCAACATTGCATGCAAAGTATCTTCGGCTTCTGTCGGAGGCAAAACTTATGCTCAAAAAAACGGAGCGTGACCAAAAAGTATTGCTTCGAGATAAATGGCTATATTATAATGGTAAAATGGATCAAGAACAATTAGAATCAAAAGGTTGGTCACCAGATCCGTTTGATGGTCTTAGAATTTTAAAAGGTGAAATGGATTATTACTATAATTCAGACCCTGAAATTCAAAAATCAGAAGAAAAAATTGAGTACTGGAAAACGGTTATAAGTACTCTGACTGAAATAGTAGATAATCTTAAATGGCGCCATCAAACCATCGGCAATATTATAAGATGGAAACAATTTGAAGCTGGTGGTTAATGGTTGATATAGTTGTAAAGCTTAAAGATTATAGTATGCTTACTATCCAGTGTGATAGAGGCATATCTGCAGAGTTGAGTGATTACTTTTCATTCTTTGTACCTGGTTATCGTTTCATGCCAGCCTTTAAAGCACGTGTATGGGATGGTAAAATTCGTTTGTTTAATCAAATGACAGGTGAATTAAATGCGGGGCTTTACATTTATGTAGTTAAATTTTGTTCTGAACGTGGCTATACAATGGATACCGAGGAAACCGATTATGGTTTACCTATCGGTATCACCAAAATAGATTCCGATAAGCTACAGGAGTTCTATAAGGTACTAAAGTTACCATATGATACCCGTGATTACCAACACGATGCAGTAAAAATCGGCTTAGAACGTAAGAGAGCGATCCTGGTATCGCCTACCGGCTCTGGTAAATCGTTTATTATGTATTTGTTGATGCGGCATATACTTGGTACAGAAAAAGGTAAAATTCTAATCATTGTTCCAACAACATCTCTTGTTGAACAACTCTGGCAAGACTTTGCTGATTACGGTTATGATTCTGAAAATAAAGTACATAAGATTTATTCAGGTAAAGATAAGACTACAAATAAAAGAGTTATTATTTCCACATGGCAATCCATTTATAAGTTTCCTAAAAAGTGGTTTGAACAATTTGATGCCGTTTTTGGTGACGAGTGTCATGGCTTTAAATCAAAATCACTATCATCCATTATGAATAAATCAACCGAAGCAAAATATAGATTCGGGTTGACAGGTACTTTAGACGGCACCCAAACGCATAAGCTGGTGTTGGAGGGGTTATTTGGTCCAGTATATCAGGTTACCATGACCAAAAAGTTACAAGAAGAAGGTACACTAGCACCACTTGATATTACCATTCTAATGCTTAAATATACCAGTGAAACTAGACAGATAAATACCAATAATGATTACCAAAAGGAAATTGAATTCCTAATTAATCATGAGAAAAGAAATAAATTTATTCGTAATCTAGCCCTATCACAGACAGGTAATACACTCGTATTATATCTGAGAGTTGATGGTCATGGAAAACCTTTGTTTAATATGATTCGTGAAAAAGCTGATGAGAATAGAAAAATATTTTTTGTATCTGGTGATGTTGAAGCTGAGGATAGAGAATCAATAAGAAAAATTGTTGAGACACAAAAAGATGCTATCATTGTTGCAAGTTTAGGGACCTTTAGTACTGGTATCAATATACGGAATTTGCATAACATTATTTTTGCGTCACCGTCCAAGTCCCAAATTAAAGTTCTTCAGTCGATCGGCCGTGGACTACGAGTATCAGATGACGGAAGAGTAACAAAACTTTTTGATATTGCAGATGATTTACATTGGAAACAAAAGAAAAATTTTGCTCTTATACATTCTGCGGAACGTGTAAAAATATACTCAAAAGAAGAATTCAAATATAAAATTGTACAGGTGGAATTAGAATGAGTGGATCAGATTTTAATAAAAGCATTAGACAATTTAAATTATCCAATGGTGATGAAATAGTATGTGATGTTGTAGAATGGCCAAGTGAGGATGATGATCATAATGGGTTAATAGTTCGTAATGCCTATAAAATTTTCATGGTAAATACTCTTAATCCAACAGAAAATAGATACTATCAATTTCGTCCTTGGTTGGTATATCAAGATAAAAAAGACTATTTCCAAGTATTAAATGCTGATCATATTATTGCGGAAGCAACACCTGCTGATGAACTTCTTGTACATTATTATAGAGTAATAAATGATACTGATGAAAATGAAAAAGAATTGGAAGATAAAATTGCTAAATTGGAAAAAGTATTAGAAGAATATATGTCGGATAAAACATTTAATGATAGTGATTCAAATAATCTAATCCAATTTCCGGGCAGAAAATTACATTAATGATAAGAACTGATCAAGAAGCATGGGAACAATATCCCCATCACCACAACTGGTTTAACAAGCTATGGGTATCTGAGAAGCTAGGATATAAATGTGGACCGGGCGGAACAGCACCCAAGACTAGTGGGTGGTATGTTGTTAGACCCACATATAATCTTTCCGGTATGGGTGTAGGCGCTAAGAAAGTATTCATTGAGGCTGGCGACTTGAAAGCTGTTCCTGCCGGCTACTTCTGGTGTGAATGGTTTGAGGGAACTCATTACTCTGCCACATTCAAGTTTATTCATGATCACAAGCCTAGATGGGATGTTGTTTCTTGCTGGGAAGGACTTTCAAATCCAGCTATGTTGCAACAATTTAGAGAATGGTATCGTACAGAAGAAGTTCCTTATGTTCCTTGGGCATTAAATGAATTATCTGATGTAGGAATTATAAATGTCGAATTCAAAGATGATAAAGTGATTGAGGTTCATCTGAGAGATACACCTGATCCTGACTATGATCATATTATTCCCACATGGATGTCAGATCAAGCCAATGGAAAAGTTCTTTCCGAACGTAATGATCGGTTGACAAAAGATGGTTATAGATGGGTATCTGACTATGATGATGCCGATGGCCAACTTTCTGATCCTCGTACTGGTTTCTGGGTAAAGTGATATACCACCCATCTCTAACATGTACTATGTTATTATATCAACATTTCTAATCTTGTAAACAACTATTTTTTGTTTACATATCAATATTTTTGTGTTACAATATAAAAAACAAAATGGATTTTATTATGGCAAAAGAAAAACGAGCAAGCATTCATTATGTAAACAATAAGGATTTTTCCGAAGCAGTGGTAGAATACTGCACTCTAATTGCTGAAGCAAAAGAGAAAAAACAACCATTACCTGTTGTACCGGATTATATTGCATTATCTTTCCTACGAATTGCCGAAGGTCTTTCACATAAATCTAATTTCATTAGATATACTTACCGTGAAGAAATGGTAATGGATGCAGTTGAAAATTGTTTAAGAGCAATTGAAAATTATAATATTGATGCTGC